TTAAAGAACTAAATCCTACATCACGAGATCATATAGCATGGATCCTGCAAACATTTCATGGCTGGAATCCCACCCAGAAGACACCTACTGGGAAGCCTATCATAGACGAACCGATACTGAAGGAGATAGGGAGCCCGACTGCCCTTGCATTCCTGCGGATTTTGACGATAACGAAGATGCTTGGAATGATATCCGAAGGCGCGAACGCGTGGCTGAAGCTATGTACGAGTGCTAGTAGGATACATCATCATTGTTCTGTCGCCACTTCTACTTTTAGATGTGCCCACCGAAATCCAAATTTAGCTCAAGTTCCAAGTGACTCAAGATTTAGAGAGCTTTTCTTACCATCTCCGGGTCAAGTTATGGTCGCTGCTGATTTGTCTGGGATTGAGTTACGTATGTTATCTCATTTCCTTGCCAAGTATGATGGCGGACGATACGCAGACATTCTCCTTAACGGAGATATACACCAAGTCAATGCTGACAAGATAGGAATATCTAGAAAGCTTGTAAAAACCGTAACGTATGCGTTTCTATACGGTGCAGGTGATGAAAAAATTGGACACAGTTATGACAAACTTCTTTCATCCAAAAATGCCAAGAAAAAAGGTAAGGAAATCAGAGCGGCCTACATTGATGCGATTGATGGACTCGATAAACTCTTGGAGGCTATCAAGACAGCTTCAGAAAGAGGATTTATCAAAGCTATCGATGGCAGAAAAATTATGGTGGATAGCCCGCATAAAGCGTTAAACTACTGCCTTCAAGGTAACTCCGCCATCCTGGCAAAACGTTGGATGGTTATCAACCAACAAAACATTAAAGAATTAAATTTATGTTGTTCACAACTAGCCTTTGTACATGACGAATTGCAATTCGAGTGTTCCCCTGAACAAACAGCTGACTTATCAACATCCTTGGTATTTAGCAGTCTCGCAGCTGGAGAGTACTACAACCTCAGAATCAAAATCGACGCCGAAGCAAAAATCGGAAACAACTGGAGTGAAACCCACTAATGAGAAGTAAATCAATGATGGGAGTACAAACCGTAGTCCCGTTTACATCAAAGAAAACCCGTCAAGGTAACGGCTTGCATAGTAAGCCACGCAAAGGTAAAAAGAAATATAGAGGCCAAGGTAAATGAAGTTATTTGTTGACGCAGACTACATCGTTTACAAGGCTTGTGCCGGTGCAGAGTCAGAAGTTGACTTTGGTGATGATGTAATCCTAGTTGTCAGCAAATTCAGTGAAGCATACGCATCAGTCAAACGTGAACTAAATAAAATTAAAAACAAGTTCATGTGGGATGTCCCCGAGGTTGTACTTTTCTTTAGTGATAGTTCTAACTTTCGTAAAGAGATCATGCCAGCTTACAAAGGGCATCGTAATCGTAAGAAGCCTTGTGGATACAAACGTGTTATCAATGCTCTCAAAGATGAGTACGAAGTAGTAATACTACCGACTCTTGAAGCAGATGATAGTATGGGTATCTACGCTACAAAATATCCTGGTAATGTTATCGTTAGCCCTGACAAGGACATGCGACAGATACCTGGAACGCTCTACACCATGGATGAAATCGTGAATGTGGAAGAGGCAGAGGGACAACGCTGGCACCTTATACAGGCGCTTGCAGGTGACCAAACCGATGGCTATTCCGGCGTTCCCGGCATTGGAATCAAACGGGCAGTTGCTTTGTTTGAAGACAAAGGCTACACTTGGAAAGCAGTTGTTGATGCTTTTGCTGAGAAGGATCTTGGTGAAGACATTGCACTACAAAACGCAAGACTTGCAAAGATCCTTACTACAAATGATTATGACTGGAGAGCAAAACAACCCATCCTTTTTACCCCCTCCTCCGATTATAGAGTTGACAGTGGAACAGGACTTCAAGATAAGAAGGCTTGAAGACCTATTACCCCAAGCTGATAAAAAAGACATCATTACATTGTTCATGGCGTTACAACGTCAAAACTTTGCACTTGCTAACACCGTATCTAACTTAGTCAAACAATGGCCCAATCACCTGAACACTACGGAAACAACTGGGAAGTAGGAGACTTCATCGTTAATCAGAACCTCAGCTTCTTCCAAGCTAATGCTGTCAAATACATTTGTCGTTGTGAATACAAAGGAGACAAACGAAAAGACTTAGCCAAAGCAATCCACTATCTACAACATGAACTCGACAAAACACAATCAGACTGGGACGACACTATTGAGTCAGGCAAAAGAATTTCGAGAAGCTTACTCGATCTTGGATTCGACGAATGGGACACTGACCCAGAAATCTTTGATCGATGAAGAATGGTCAGAGTTTCATGAAGCCTTTCATTTAAAAGATAAGCACGAACAATTAAAAGAGCTTTGTGATCTTGTCTACGTTTGTTATCAGTTTGCTGCTAATGAAGGTTGGGATCTAGATGAAGCTATGGATCGCGTTCATAAATCAAACATGTCCAAACTAGATGAAAATGGACAACCTATTTACCGCCCTGACGGTAAGGTCTTAAAAGGACCAAACTACAAACCTCCAAATTTAACTGATCTACTCAATGTCTAATTATATCTCCCGCACAGGTCGGGTTCAATCATGGATCGATGATCCTACTCATCGCTTACCCGTCAGCTGCACAGTATTTGTAGTTGAAAATGAAATGGAAGGTCCTAACGGAATTGAGGCCAGCTGGAGGTTTGCCTCACATGCTCTTAGGTATGGTGCAGGTTGTGCTATCCATCTCTCTAAACTTGACCCTAAAGGTTACACGAGAGAGTCTGGAGTTACTGCTTCAGGTCCTGTAAGTTTTGGTAAAATTTACTCTTCTTTAAATGAAATACTACGACGGGGCGGGATTTATAAAAATGGTGCCATTGTTCTGCACCTTGACTTATCCCATCCTGATGCTAGGGACTTTATCACTACTCCTAGATCCGAACTACCTTGGGTTAAACGATGTATCAACATCACTGAAGAGTGGTGGCAGGATTGTACGTTCAAGGAAGAGCTACTACATGGAATCAAATCAGGCGACATTTGGCTAAATAAAGTTAAGTATGACAATGAAGGAAAGCGCATCAGAGGTAACGTCTGTCTCGAAGTATACCTGCCATCACGAGGCACCTGTTTATTACAGCATATCAGTCTTGGAGCCTGTGAGTTCGACGACATCCCACGAGCATTTGTTGAAGGTATGTCCGAATTGTGCAGCCTACATAGTAGGACAGCTGTCGGAGATACTGGAGAATACCTCCCGCCTGAAATTGATAGACAGGTGGGACTCGGAATGCTTGGCCTCGCAAATCTCCTACGGCGGTACGGAGTAACCTACGAACAATTTGGAAGAGCGTTGGATCAATATAACAACAATGAAACTATTCGATCTGCATCTTATGAACTTGTCTCTCAAATTGCTTCAGGAATTAACCAAGCAGCCACAATCGCTCGCGAGTATAATATGGTTCGAGCCTTTGCTATCGCTCCAACCGCCAGTTGCAGTTATCGAAGCGTGGATTTGGATGGCTATACTAGCACACCAGAAATCGCTCCACCTATCTCGCAGACAGTCGATCGCGACTCGGGTACTTTCGGAGTACAAACTTACAACTATGGTGATGTAGAGATCGCCTCTGAGGTAGGCTGGGAGGCTTACAAACGTGTTGCTGATGGCATCATGACTCTACTAAATCGCACAGGGCTTCTTCACGGTTATAGCTTCAATTCATGGAGCGATATGGTGACCTACGACAATGCGTTCGTGGAAGAGTGGCTACGGTCCCCGCAAACCAGCCTCTATTATTCACTTCAAGTAATGAGTGATACACAAGATAAATCAGACGCATACGCTGCACTAGATGCAGAAGATGTAGAGAATTATTTAGAGGATATTTTAAATGAAGAACTTACATGTGATTGTCAAGAATGAACCCTTACGAGAAACTACTAAACAGAAAAAGAAAATGGACACCAGTCCAGACAACTGCCGGATCATGCAAGGCAGGGGCGGAAGAGACGGTACACCGTGCTCTTGCGTTGAGACATATGGAACTACCTGTGGGAGATTTTATCCGTGATGCATTGGCTGCCGACGTACCAAAACTATCGCGGGAGTTATTGGAATCAAATATCACCGATGAGGAAAATCACGACCTGGCACTTGGTTACATTGCCAATGCTTACGGGGTTGATGAAAAAGCTGAATCGGAAGCTCTCCGGCTCAGGGAAGCTTGGACTACGCATCCTGATCATACGATCCTCAAAGCGATGGTTGCCGAGCGTGCAATTTTCTTCGTTCTTTTACCATTCTTCCGCTTTAATGGTGACGCTGGAATGCGTACAGTCAGTGCGGATATAAGCAGAGATGAACAAATTCACGTTGCTGCCAATAGCATTGTTTGTCGGGAGCTGGGGCTTACTATCAGTCCTTCTCTTGATAAACTCCGCAAGGCAACTATCAATTGGGTAATGCAGCCCCTAGGTACAAATACTACCGATAAATATTTAGACAAAAAATTTTGGCTTGATTCTAGTGATCGCTTAATGTATGAGGGCAAAGCCCCAGAACTTTCCGCAACTAAATCAGCTAGAATGCCAGCTTTCTTCGAGCATAGTAATGTCAATCTCCCCCAATACGCTTGAAGTTCTTGGGATGAATTCCCGTGGACTTTTAGCTGCACTAGAAGAATCCTTTCCACCAACAAACCCTACCCCTGAAGATACAATGGAAAAAATTATGTACAGGTCTGGTCAACGCAGTGTTGTTGAGTGGGTCATTAACTATATGGATGAAAACTAATGGGAGTCTCTTATTCCAAACTTAAAAGTATAAAACAAGGATATCGGGATGAAATTAATGAGCAGCGCAAACGTTACAATGCTCTTGCAGCCAAATATGCTGCTAAACCTAAGACTGTAACTGTCCAAGCTCCGGTCGATACAAGTAAATATACAAGTCAGATCGACGCTTTAACAAAACAGCTTAGGGCCTCACAAACTTCTGCTTCCACTGCTGCATCTAATTATCAGTCAGCTCTTAATCGTGCCTCAGCAGACTACGGTGCTAAACTAGGTTCTATGCAAAATTTATATGCTAGCAATCTACAAAGTACAAAAGATCAATTTGGTCTACAGATCTCAGGCTTGCAAAAGGATATGGCTACCCAAGCCGCAGATTTTAAAACTCAGCAACAAACAATGGCAACCAATCAGGAACGTGCTAGACTTGCTGGTGCTACTCCTGAATTACAACTACAAGAATCTAATACTCAAAAAAGTGGCGGTACTAAAGCCTTTAAAAAACGAATAGGCAGTCAGTTTAATCCTTCTGCCGCCAATGCATTAGCCTCTATTAAATCTGGAACACTTAACATCTAATGACTGCTAAATCACGTTATGACAGATTGTCTTCGGACCGTTCCCAGTTTCTAAACTCTGCTAGACAAGCAGCAGATCTAACCTTACCTTATCTTATTCGTGAAGACGAGCACTTTACCAAAGGTGCTCTTAAACTTACTACTCCCTGGCAATCAACAGGAGCCAAAGGTGTGGTGACACTTGCAAGTAAACTTATGCTTGCATTGCTACCTCCACAAACCAGCTTCTTTAAACTCCAGGTGAATGATATTAATCTTCCAGAAGAACTTGGTCCTGAGATTAGATCAGAACTTGACTTGTCGTTTGCTAAAGTTGAACGCACTATCATGGAATCCATTGCGGCTTCTACTGATCGTGTTGTTGTTCACCAAGCACTAAAGCATTTAGTTGTAGCTGGTAATGCTCTTATCTTTATGGGTAAGGATGGACTTAAGCTCTATCCTTTAAACCGATATGTAATTGATAGAGATGGTAACGGTAATGTTATAGAAATTGTAACTAAAGAAACAATCTCGAAAAAAATACTCAAAAAAAATTACCCCGAATATAAAGAAGCGCCAACTAATGATGTATCTGATAGCACAACAGCACAAAGTGATGAATGTGATATTTATACACACTGTACGCTAGACAATAATCGATGGGTATGGCATCAAGAGGTATACGATCAGATCCTTACCAAGTCAATGGGTAAAGCACCTGTTGACAGTAACCCCTGGCTTGTGCTACGCTTTAACCACGTAGACGGAGAGGTCTACGGACGCGGTAGAGTGGAAGAGTTCCTTGGTGATCTAAAGTCACTTGAAGCTCTGTCACAAGCCATCGTTGAAGGCAGCGCAGCAGCTGCTAAAGTAGTGTTTACTGTCTCACCAAGCAGCACAACCAAACCATCAACGCTTGCCAAGGCAGGCAATGGTGCTATCATTCAGGGACGACCTGATGATATTGGTGTAGTGCAAGTTGGTAAGACAGCTGACTTCCAAACAGCTTATCAAATGATTGGTTCTTTAACTCAACGTTTGAGTGAAGCATTCCTAATTATGAACGTTAGGGACTCAGAACGCACTACAGCTGAAGAGGTTCGGATGACACAACTTGAGCTTGAACAACAACTTGGGGGACTATTCTCCCTACTAACTGTCGAGTTCCTTGTACCTTATCTTAACCGCAAACTTGCTGTTGCACAGAAGACTGGACAGATCCCACGGTTACCTAAAGGTGACATTGTTAAGCCAACTATTGTTGCTGGTATCAATGCCCTTGGTCGTGGTCAAGATCGTGAAAGTCTTGGTCAATTCCTACAGATCATTGCACAAACTATTGGACCTGAAGCTATTGGTCAGTTCATCAATACTGATGAAGTTATCAAACGTCTTGCAGCTGCCTCTGGTATCGATGTACTCAACCTTGTGAAGAGTATGGAAGAACAACAGAGTGAACAGCAACAAGCTATGGCTCAGCAGCAAGCAATGATGGCACAACAGCAACAACCACAACTGGCAGCTGTTGACCAGAAACGTGAGCAAGCTGAAATGCAAGCTATGCAACAACAACAAGAAGCACAACAACAACCACCACAATAATATGCCTGAAACACTTACGATGAATGATACACCTGCTGATCAGCCAGACATGAATGCTGATGAGCAAGACTCTTTGCAGGTTGCTGAGTCTCTTGAGGGTGCAGAGCAACCGCTGTTGGCTGGTAAATTTAAAGACCAGTCATCATTAGAACAAGCTTATATTGCACTACAAAAGAAACTCGGTGAACCAAGTGATGCACCTGAAGCCGGTGAAGAAGTAGAGCAGGAAGAACAGCCATCAGAAGAAGAATCAGAAGAAGAACCTTCTGATGATCAACTTACTGAAGAACAAGCTGGTCAACTATTTGAAATGGTTGGTGGTGAGAAAGCATACAAATCAATGCTTAGTTGGGCAGGTGATAACATGTCTAAAGAAGAAGTTGAGATGTATGATTCTGTAATGGCTAGCGGCAATGCTAACTCTATTTACTTTGCTGTACAAGCATTGAGTAATAAGTATAATGATTCTGTTGGTAGTGATGGACAGCTGCTTACTGGTAAGCGTTCAGCAGCACAGCAAAACGAACAGTTCCGTAGTCAACAGGAACTTGTACAAGCTATGAATGATCCACGTTATGATAATGACCCTGCTTTCAGGGATGACGTTATCCGTAAACTTCAAAACTCTGACATCGAATTCTAATGACTGTTACCACCAACGATCGCGGACAACAAAACCTCTTTGCTAAAGAACCTACCATGTACACTGACGAAACTTACACTGTGAATCACAACGACAAAGCAGAAAAACTAAATGGTCGCCTAGCTATGCTAGGTGTCATGGCTGCGCTTGGAGCGTATGCATTGACTGGACAAATTATCCCTGGAGTATGGTAATGCCACAAGGTAAAGGAACTTACGGATCACAGAAAGGTAGGCCACCTAAGAAAGAAACAAAAAAAGGCACTAAAAAATAATGGCTAAGAACGTTAGCCTAAAGATCGGTAAACATAAATCACGATCTGGTGGTCTTACTAAAGCTGGTCGTGAAAAGTATAATCGGGAAACCGGTTCTAATTTAAAGGCACCACAACCTGGTGGCGGAAAGCGTAAGAAGTCTTTCTGTGCTAGGATGAGTGGTGTCAAAGGTCCAATGAAAGACAGCAAGGGCAAGCCTACACGGAAGGCTCTTGCATTACGTAAATGGAAATGTGGTAAATCCTAATGGCTAAACGAGGTCTCTACGCTAACATCCACGCAAAGAAAATGCGTATCGCAAAAGGTTCAGGTGAGAAGATGCGTAAGCCAGGGAGCAAAGGTGCTCCTACTGCTGCCAACTTCAAACGAGCTGCTAAAACTGCTAAGAAAAAATGATTGAATGCCCACAATGTACTGCGCCTCAGCAGTACGTTCTAGAACAACTACAGACTTCTGCTGGTGTGACAGACCGTACAGCACTGGCGGTCATTATGGGTAACATCCAGCAAGAGTCTAACTTCAAACCTAACATCTGCGAGGGTGGTGCTATCGTTCCTTACGATCGCTGCCTTCGTGGTGGGTATGGTCTGATTCAATGGACATCTATTGAGCGGTACAAGGGTCTTGGCAGCCACTGTGCCGAACGCAACGAAGATCCTAGTGGTCTTAAATGTCAAACAGATTACTTGATAAAGGAGATGCGGTTTAGAAAAGATCTTTATGCTTTTCAAACTAATCATCAAACTATTCCTTATTATATGAATGCTGCATACTACTGGTTAGGCTGGGGTGTTCATGGTAATCGTACAAAACACACCTATTCTTTTTTAACTAAACTACAATGAAATTTTTTGCTATCCTCCCTGCCGTAGCTTTCTTTGCTACTCCTGCAATTGCTGGTCCCTACGCTAACATTGAGAACAATGCTGGTTTCAGTGGCTCTAATTTTAATGGTCATGTCACAGATTTCCATCTGGGTTATGAATCAGGAAATGATGTAGCTTCTTATTATGTACAAGCTGGTCCTTCTATCTTTGCACCTGATGGTGGTGAAGAAGAAACTAAACTGACTGGTAAGCTTGGCGGTTCAGTTCAAGCAACAGAACGCCTCTCCGTATATGGTGAAGTAGCTGCTACCTTTGATGATGTAAATGATTACGGCACTAAGCTCGGACTCAAGTACAGCTTCTAATAGCTAAATAGAATAAGGGAGGTGCAATTCCTCCCCTAGCTCTAGACTGCCAAGTCTTTAAATTGGTCTTACTTAATCGCTTCATTGGCGATGCTTAATCGCTTCATAAACATGCACTACTATTTAAATGGCTACGTCTACAATTGCGCTACAACAACAAAAGAATATTTGGAACAACTTCTGTGACTGGGTAACCAGTACTAACAACCGATTGTACGTTGGTTGGTTCGGAGTCCTTATGGTTCCAACACTAATCGCTGCTACAACTTGCTTCATCGTTGCATTCATTGCAGCTCCACCCGTTGACATCGACGGAATTCGTGAGCCCGTTGCTGGCTCTCTCATGTATGGAAACAACATCATCTCAGGGGCAGTCGTCCCATCTTCAAACGCCATCGGTCTACATTTCTACCCCATCTGGGAAGCTGCAAGTCTTGATGAGTGGCTCTATAACGGTGGACCTTTCCAACTTGTCGTCTTCCACTTCCTTATTGGTATCTACAGCTACATGGGACGAGAGTGGGAACTTAGTTATCGGCTTGGAATGAGGCCTTGGATCTTTGTTGCATACTCCGCACCCGTGGCAGCGGCATCGGCTGTCTTCCTTGTTTATCCCTTTGGACAAGGTTCTTTTTCAGATGCTATGCCTCTTGGCATTTCCGGTACTTTTAATTATATGTTGGTTTTCCAAGCCGAGCACAACATCCTCATGCACCCCTTCCACATGTTGGGAGTTGCTGGTGTATTTGGTGGTAGCTTGTTCTCAGCTATGCACGGATCTTTGGTCACATCTTCTCTCGTTCGTGAAACAACAGAAAATGAATCTCATAACAATGGTTACAAATTTGGACAAGAAGAAGAGACGTACAACATCGTTGCAGCGCACGGCTATTTTGGTCGGCTTATTTTCCAGTACGCTAGCTTTAACAACAGCCGTAGTCTTCACTTCTTCCTTGCCGCTTGGCCTGTTGTTGGCATTTGGTTTACCGCTCTTGGTGTGTCTACGATGGCATTTAACCTGAATGGTTTTAACTTTAACCAGTCCATCCAGTCTTCTGATGGTCACGTCCTTAACACCTGGGCTGACATCTTGAACCGCGCTGGTCTTGGTATGGAAGTAATGCACGAGCGTAATGCTCACAACTTCCCACTTGATCTTGCATCATCTAGTTCTACACCTGTTGCCCTGGTGGCACCTACAGTCGGCTAGAAGCACGTCCGTTCATCCTTCGGGACGCATGACACCATAAGCATGGAACGGGGCTTGTGGAGCTTCTTAGGAGGTTACTGTGCAAAGCAAGACTTATTGCTATCGCGGTGTCAAGTACACCAAGTGAGATAGATCTTACAGAGGGGTGCAATTCCCCTCATCACTATTGGCATCGGCCCTTACGAGGATACCCTTTGCCGTCTAGACGGTGGGATAGACCACAATACAAATTAAATAACTCAAAGATCTTTGAGAGTCTATGTTATTACTCTCTTTTTT